CGGTCCCTCGCGGATTTCATCCACGGGGGTAGCCGTCAGGTACTCCCAGTGCCGGAAACCGGCCTGTTGGAGTCGACTGGTCCAGGTCCGCTGCCGATACTTTCCGTTTCCGGAAACTCGGTCAGCGGTGGCACCTGGTCCATGCTTAGGCAGAATTGGCCCCTCCTGAAGTCTTAACTCCAGTTGGGAAAACAACTCGCCATAGAGCAAATTCGACATTTGTCTAAACTCCGCAATATCACTATCACGGAGCTCAGTGTCGAATCGTCGGACATCATACTCACACTCGACGTATTTGCGTATCGCTTTGAGCTGCCGAGCTTTAGAGCAAGGCAACTCAATTTTGCCGAACATCAGCGTTAGCTGACGCAAGGCAATTATTGAATCGATACATGGATCGTCGAGCAACGTGCCACTGTTCCTGTCGAACACACGGCTGAAGAAACCTCCTAGAAATAGGGGGAGACTTCTCCCACGTTCTGTTACGAACGCGGGATGGATACCGACCTGTCCTTGGTCAAGCCATTTTTGTATGGCCTTTCCAAATTCAGGTAGGGTTATCGTCAAAAACGACAACCCCTCATGTTCGACACGACTGCGGACGGTATTAATGTCCGCAGTGGCGCTAGTGCAGCATAGGCTGGCAGATTCCTCTGCCAGCCGGGACCAGAGTGACATCAGGCTTTTCATCAGCCCTCCTTAATAGGGGGTTACTGAATCCATAGCTCAATGTCATTCACGGTACTAGCTACAATGCACCCTGTTGGGTTCCGTGATGCCGATGTGGATTTTTACATCCAACCGAAATCGGTCTTAACCCACCCGTTTACGACGTCCCCAACCTTTGCGTTGAGGAACTCCGTACGGATGGACAAGTCCGACCAGTCCGCTTCGAAGTGCTCGTTAGAGCACATCTCGTCGCGAACTGACTCGGGAATCGGCATCGTGAACAGCTGCTTGTCCCGCTGGGCTCTCGCCCGGCAGACCAAGTTCCAGACGTCCTGCGTGAACTGTTTCCAGTTCTCGCAGTTCATCAGGAGTCCGCTGTTCCGGATGTACTTCCGCGACCTCAGGAGGTA